ACAGAATGTTAGAAACAGCCATCTTTCTGAAGTATTGGTTATTACCTCTACCACCTGAAACAGCACTCAAAGGTGTTGAAGTTACGAATGGGTTTGGAACCATACCGTATCTTGTTTTGAAGCCGATTTTTGGTTGGAAAGTATTTTCACCAACAGCTCTGACCATTTGTAAAGGAACATATGGACAGTAGAAAAGACCTGCATCATAAGGATTGCTTCCTCTGTAACCAACTGTCATGTAATCAACACCAGCATATGGGTCAATGTACACTTTAACTCTACCGTTAAGAACACCAGCAAATGTATTGCCTGTGTCATCAACATTTAAGCCAGTTGATAAAGCAGGAGCGTAGTCAAGTACGCCTGCCATTGAAAGAGCAGATGCTACATCTGAAGAACAAAGGATAAAGTTACCTTTACCTCTTCTTGTTTCTTTAGCGATAACATTTGATTCTCTTTCGATTTGGAATAATAATCCTTTAAATTTCTCAACAGACCATCTACCATTTGCATCAACATCTAAGTTGAATGTGCCTGGTGTTGATGTTGCAGAAGCGCCAGTTTTTGCTTGAAGGTTTACTTCTCTAACTACTTCTCTGTTGATTTCAGCAAGAATTTCTGATGAAAGAATATTTGCTAATTCTGATTCTGCATCAAGACCGTGGATTGCTTTTAAGTCTTGTGCTAACTCTAAGGTGTATTCTGCTTTAAGAGCTCTTGATCTAGCAGTAACAGTTGCTTTCTCAATTGTGAATGACATTTGTGCAAAATGATTTGATGCACTGTCACCAAGTGATTCAGCAGCAGCTGTTGTCATACCAGAACCTGTGTCACCAGCATAAGTTGCAGGACCAGTAGCGTCAAAAGGATCGCTAACTGGATCTGAACCTGCAGGACCAGCGACTGCACCAGCAGCTGAAGAGTAACCTGATCTTGCTTCGTTAAATAAAGCTTCAGAGTTATTGTCTCTTGTTTCTGTTGGGTAGTCATTGTATCTTGCTTTCATAGCAAAGATAAGGCCTGTAGGACCTGTCATTGGTTGAACACCGCAAATGTCGTAAGCAACGAGATTTGGCATAGCTCTTCTCACTAATGAGATCAAAATTGGATCCCAATTTGAGATAGCAGCACCTGTAGAGTTTCTAGGTGCGTCTTCTGAGAGAACAGCTCTATCTTCGTTAAGAGCTCTTTCTTGGTTCTCTAGAATAACCGCTGTAACCGCTTTCTTGTAGTTGTCTTCGATCTTAGGAAGATCAGAATGTTCTAGAATTGGCGACCACTTCTCTTGTAAGTTTTCTGATAAAAACATTTTACAATTTCTCCTGGATTACCCTAATGGTTTTAGTTTATTAATTGCAGACAAATACTGTTTCATTTCAGGAGTTGTAAAAGTTTCTTCTTCTGAAGAAAACTCACCAGTTCCTTCTTCTACAACAGTTTCTTCTGCGATTGTTTCAGAACCCTCTGCAGGAAAGTATGCTTCTTTGATTTCAGAAATCTTTTCAGCAAAGTCTTCTGCATCTTTGAAATCTACTCCATTTGCAAGTGATTCTAGTTTCTCTTTTTGTGATTCAGTTAGGTCTTCACCTGCCTGTCTCACAATGTTGCCTCTTTTGAGAGAATCTAACTCTTCAGTGATTTCCATATTCTTGGATACTTCACCATCAAGTTTTGCTTCCATCTCTTCGAGACGATTTGCGAGTTCGTCAATGACATCATACTTGTCTTCTGGTACATCAACATAATGTTCTACGAACAATGTTTTTAGACCTTCGATAAAGTTTTCGGTCATTTCTGATCTCAAACCTCTTTCGATTGCGAGTTCGTTTTCTTTCGTCCACTCTTCTGCACAATATGATAGATACTTGTCAACAGCTTCTGATAAATCAGTTTTGACTTTCTCTACTGAGGTTTTTAATTCTTCTGAATACTGAGCTTCTAAAGATTCTTTTATTTCAGAAACTTTAGATTGTACAGCAGCTTTAAAGATAGTTCTTGCTTTCTCAGCATTCTCTTCTGATAATTCGAGTGCTTCTGAGATTGCGTTAAGGTCGTCTTCTACTTCAATCTCAACTAGTGAAGATTCGACTTCGGAAGATTCAGTAGATTCTTCTACTTCTTCTTTTTTGACTTCTTCCTCTTCTTCTTCTTCGCCCTTTTTCATCCAACCTTCAGCGAACTTAGCAACATCTGCTTCGTCCATGCCTTTTAAAGTTTCAACGATTTTTCTGGCGACTTCTGCTTTAGTCAAGGATTCGTCAACTTCTTCTTCTGA